ACACTTGTCTGAATGAATACCAGGTCACCATCGTGGTAGTCAGGCTCCATGGAGTCACCTTTGATGGGGATGACAAAGTCAGCATCAACATCTACTGGTAACTCAATCCGTTCCACTCGTACATCATTCAAATACTGGCCTGTACCTGCGGAAGCTGGGTGGTCGTAGTAGTCGTAACTGTAGAGCCGAATAGCTTCTGATACTTCGTTTATCTTCGTTTCTTCTTCGTTTTTTTGCTCTTTCAGTTGCCTCTTTGCATAATTCAGGACTTTGCCCTGTCTAGGTGGTTCTAGTTCGTCGTAGATGGTTTGAATTTGGGGAGTATTAGAAGAAGAGTCATTGACCATGAAATTATTAGTTATAAATCTAGGATCTAATACAGATTTAGGAACTCCAAAAAAATCTGCAATTTTTTGAACATTACCAGGGATTGGCAAAGAAGTTCCTTTTACATACCCTGTCAATGTACTAGGCGGTATTCCTGTTGCTCGAGACAGCTCAGCTTGTTTACAATTTCTATCAGATAAAATTGAGTTAAGATTTGCAGAAAAGACTTTCATATCCTCTTTATCTTGAGGAGTTAATTTCCCTCGTCCTCTTGCCATATTTTTACCTCCTATCTTCTTTACTATATAATACCGTTTATTTTCGATTTTGTAAATAAAAAATTCGAAAAAATTACGAAAAAATTCGAAAAATCATTGACATACGATTTAAATCGTAGTATAATATAATCAAGCTTAAGGAAATAACAAAAACAAACCGGAGGGAAACACCATGAACACATTAAACGAGAAAGCAATCAACATCTTTAAAGCAGTAGCTAAGGAAACTTTAATCCAAGGCACTTACGAGGAAAACTTCCTTTACAGCCAGCTTGAAGCATTCTGTACTAACTGCCGTCAATTCGCTTTTGGATGGACAGAGTTAGCAGAGGAGATTGAACGCCAAGAGCGTTACCTTCTCGATTCTGGTTTCACTCAAGAGGAAATCGATGACATTCGTTTTGATGCAGCATTTGCAGGAATGCTTGATAAATTAAATGTAGCCTGATTGGTATCACCAAGGTTCGAATCCTTGGCAGGTTGTTGCTCATAGAGCGAAAAAAGAGAGAAAGGAGTAGAACGATGAATGAATCTTTTCTTACGATACTAGGCATATCAATGATTGCTAGTTTTATCACGAATTTAATTGCTTACTTAGCTGGTAAGCATCATCTGAAAAAGAAAATTAAAAACCACAAAATGTGGTTTGATTCTGAGATAGAGCGTATCAAGAAAAAGTATCATTTGTGATTTTTCTTGGATAATTTTTTCACAAATTGTTTTTGAAGATCGGAAGGTTGTTGCTTGTTCGCGAAATGACTAAGAGTGCTCATATTTTTTATTGCTACATCTGCAGATATTTCTCCTGAAATAGCTTTAAAAATTAGGTCATTTATCTTTAAGCCTTGGTCGGTTTGAGTGTCTAGTTGAGATACTTTTTCAAGTTCAAGTAATCTTAATTCGTGAGTTTGTTGCAGCGAATAAAGTTCTTGTGAGTGTTGCTTTTGCATTTTTTCCATATCTTGTTTAAATTGATTTTCGACATTTTCAAGCTCTTGTGAGTGTGCAATGTTAATTTTATCAATTTCATGCTTGCTGTTTCCTTTAGCAGCGATGTAAGACCACATGCCAGAAACAAAGGCAGGTATGGCAGCGATCGCAAGTGTTTCTATAAAACTAAAATTATTCATAAGATTTCTCCAATCATTTTATTTTGATTATACCACATTTGAAAGGTAGTTAGAATTGGAAGATAAAATCATCGAACTTGCTGATTATTTCATCAGCGAAAACACAACGTACAGAGAAGCTAAAATAGCGTGTGAGAAGCTATTTCTTCAAGTCAGTCATGAGATAGAACTCAGGGCAATGGAAAGTAGGACGAGGGTATGAAAGAAAAACTAAACGAATTTCTAAAATTCAGAAGCCAGTTTACAAAACGTGAATGGTTTGAAATCAACCAAACTGTCGAAGCTCGTTTAAATCAAAAAGCCGACCACTTGAAACTGGACGACGTAGATTTAGAAATCATCTCTAAAAGACTAGGACGATCTATCTAAAGAAAGGGTGAAACAAATGGCAACTAACAGAACTATATCAGTAAATACATCAGAGCATGATGTATTGTTGACGGCAAGAAAAAACCACCCTGCTGTATTCGTCGATGGAATGTTTCTCGACGGAGTTGAGCGAGTGGAATTTACCAATCATTATCTGGAGAAGTGTGAAGTTGTTTTAACGTTTAACGATAGAGTTGAAACCAATCCCTTCCCTCTAAACGATATTACTTTATTAGAAAAGTTATTTGGTCAGAGTTCGAACGGTCAATCTTTACGGGATATTGTCGTGCAAACTCTTGAAGATGCTGATTAGCATCTAAACCATCAAAAAAAGAAACATGAACACTAAAACTTTCTTTTCCGTTTTTCTTGGTTCTATCAAATTCTTTGCCAAGGACAATTAGAGAAGCTTCTAATTGATAATCAGTCATAACATCACCTCCTTTCTAGCTTTATTATAGCAGAATTGCGAGGAACAAATAGAAAAATAAGGAGGTAGGAACGTGCCGAAAATGACATTGAGAGCAATAAGAACAAATTATAACTTATCTGCAAAAGAAGTTGCCGATAAACTTAACATTCATCAACAAACACTGTTGAAGTATGAGCATGATAGTTCAAAAATTCCAATGGATCTTTTAGATAAACTTGCTCGACTATACAATGTTGAAAAGGATTTTATTTTTTTAGGCAAAAAATACGAATTAAATCATAATCTAGGAGAGGTGTGAATGAACGAGCGAGAGTTATAGAAAGGGGATTAAATATGAGGTATGCAGTATATAATCAGGAATACTCATGGGAATTACACATCTTTGAATAATGCTTATGCTCAAGACAAACGTTTAAAGGCAACAACGATAGGTATCCTTACAGTAATCTTGATGAATAAGTCTGATTGGGTTGTGTATCCTGACGAGATTGCACGACGTCTAGGAATAAGCAGGCGCACCGTAGATGAGCACTTTAAGCTTTTAGAGAAAGCAGGCTATCTCAGAGTATATCGCTTAGGGTTAGGCAGAGGTAAAGGCGTAACGGTATATAGATTTTTTTCAGATATGCCTATTTCAGATGATTACTTTGAGTATCTAAAAACTAATCTTGAGAAAGAGTTATCCACAGATAACGGAGTTTAAAAATACAGTTGGAAAATATTGCCATGTGTAAAATTGCCATGTGTAAAATTGCCATGTGTAAAATTGCCATGTGTAAAATTGCCATGTGTAAAATTGCCCTCTAATAAGTACTAACTATACAACAAGTACTAACTATACAATAATCTAAGCCTAACGGCACTAACTTAGTAATAACTACTAACTTACAACAAACTAATACTTCTCTAAAAAATAAAAGAGAGAAATTTCAATTTTAGGACTTTGAAAAATAGGAAAGGAGAAAAAATGAGACCAAGACGATATCCGTATAGTGGGAAAAAAGAGTCCACCTTTGTAAAGGCCGACCCTGAGTTAGTTGAAAAACTTTTAAGAAACACTAGTTTTCTTGAGTGTTTACAAAAAAAGCCTATCAATTTTCAGATAGACTCAGAAGAATTTAAGCGTCTTAGCTATGAAGCCATTCATGATACTTCTCAAGTAACTCAATAGTAGTTATTACAGAAGTCAAACCACTGACCTTCCCCAGTTGCAATCCGTCTGTATGGTCAATCTGTTTAGTAGCTTCATTAGCTTTAGCAGAGATAGCTTGCATATCTTCAGCTGTTAAAGATTCTCGAAAATCTTTAAAGGATTTCATAAAAACTCCTCCTTTCTATTGGAATTTTGACTAAAACGGTGAGAGGTCCTAGTCGAGATTATTATAGCAATTTAGGAGGATATTACATCGGTCTTGAGGCTGATTTTTGGAGGCAATATTGGAAGATAAAATCATAGAACTTGCTGACTACTTCATCAGCGAATCTACAACGTACAGAGAAGCTAAAATAGCGTGTGAGAAGCTATTGAAACAAGTCAGCCATGAGATAGAACTCAGGGCAATGGAAAGTAAGACAGTCTAGAAGACAACAAAAAGCACCTGACGGCAATCAGGCGCATACTAAAAAACTTTACAAGAGGATTATAACATGAATATGAACTTAAATACAAATGAAATTTTAACAACTACTGAATATGATATGTTTCGCAAAATTAGTAATAGAAAAATAACTGAAAATCCTAAATTGGAAGAGGAGCTACTTTCTGAGGGACAACGTCAGCCGATTTTGGTAAATGAAAAAATGGAAGTTATCGACGGGCAACATCGTCTTTATTACTTGAGAAAACATAGAAAACCAGTGCGCTACATAATTGATCCGACCGCTAATTTCAAGACAGTAATTTCGATGAATACATCAGCTGTCAACTGGGCATTACAAGATTATGTGTATTCGTTCGCTTTAGAGGGAGATCCTGAATTTGTTAAATTAGCTAAATTTTTAGACGAGAACGAATTGCTTAGTGACAAGATGGTAATCGTAGCTGGTTCAGGAAGACGTGATGGTACGGCAGCACACGTAGTCAAAAAATTAAAAAAAGGCGATTATGTATTTTCAAACGAAAAACAGTTAAGAGAATTTTGTAAGTTCTACGAACGCGTTTTAAACGAAACAAAACTGCCTAACAAACCATTTTTACAATCTGTTTTATGGACTTTGTATACAACATCAGTTTTTGATGAAAACAGAATGTTGACACAATTGAAGAAATCAGATTTGACATCAGAAGATATCGAAGGATTTGCAAAGAAAAAATTGCTATTAACTTTTTTAGAGCTATACAACGGAAGATGGAGTGACGATCATCCTTCTTTAATTCAATACTTTATCAACAGAAAAGGGTCGTTAACAATTCCTAGTTTGCCTAAACAAGATGAAGATAATTAAAAAAGTAGGAAGATAAAATGAAAGTCACAGTATATGTTTACGGCCGAAAATTAGAACCAGATGAACCAATTATCATCCCAGAAAATCATCGTTTTTATGACATTTGGAACGGAATTGTAAATGAAATGCTCGACAACGAGGAGGATGTAGCTTAATGAAACTACTTACTAAATTAAAACTCAGACTCGAAGGAGTTCTTAAATCAGTCAACCTTGACTGGAGAGAGGTAGCAGTCGAACTTATGAACGACCTATTTGAGGAGCGCAAGCGTCGCTTTGCTTTCGAGCAAGAAAACTATGACTTGAAGCAGGAGCTTGCTGCCTACAAGTACAAAGAAAACTTTGATATCAAGGCTAGACTGCAAGGAGAAATGTAGATGTACATTATATCGATTTATGTCAAGAATACTGAAACTGGAAACGAGGATTTCAGTTTGATTGGACGTGATTTCTTACCGACGGGGCACCAAGACTATATTGCAAGAGTTTTTGGAACAAAAGAAGAAGCGATTGATTACTTAAAATCTATATCTTACATCGCATCAGGTGTTCATGGTAACGATTGGGTTTATCAAAATGAAAAACTACCAGAAATTGAGTCACGTTGCCGAATTTGGAAAGTAGGAGAATAAAAGGAGAACAATATGTTTAAAGCACTAAAAACAATCAAAAAAATCAAACAACTTCAGAAAGAAATGCACGCTTTCAGCCTTGCGTTTCTAGCTCTACAAGATATGGGCTTGATGCCAGAAACTGAAAGAAGTAAGGCAAAGGCTCAAACAATGCACGATGTAAGCCGCGTACTCAAGGACGTCTTGGACGGCAAGTCGGTAGATGAAGCGATAAAGCGTCTAAATAGCGAAGTGAAAGCTGAAGAGGTGGGGCAGAAAGATGACCAGAATTGAACTTGAAAACCGTGTATGGCTTTTGGCTAATCATGAAGAAAAAAACGAATTGCTGGATCTTGGGCTAACGTCAAAGACCAGATATGTGAAGCGAGTTCTGGAACTAGGAAAGGTGTATGCTCATGTTTGATTATGACAGAGATATAATGCAACCGCCTGAAGAACGAGAAGAACGTGACCCAGCTGATTGGATTTTCAGCGCTGGTCAATGGATCTATGTAGGAGATTGTTAGCCTATGAATAGAGAACACAACGAAAGGTAGAAGGAAATGACGAATAATCAAATTGTAGAAGCAAAAGGCGACTTTTTAACCAACCCACAGCTACTTAATAGCGGTATTATCAGAAAGTATCTTGACCCACAAGGAAAAGCTAGTGATGAGGAGCTTGCCTATTTTATAGCTCAAGCCAAAGCCCAAAACCTCAATCCATTTACAAAAGAAATTTATTTTATCAAGTATGGAACTCAGCCAGCCCAGATAGTCACTGCCAAATCAGCTTTTGAAAAGAAAGCAGATAGTCACCCGCAATTTGATGGCAAAGAGGCAGGCGTAATCTATCTGATGGATGGTGAAATTAAATACTCAAAAGGAGCATTTATTCCTAAAGGTGCTGAAATTCTTGGCGGTTGGGCTAAGGTGTACCGCAAAGACCGTACTTACCCAACGGAAACAGAAGTATCTTTTGAGGAGTACGACAATTCTAAAATACGTGCAAGAGTTAAGGAACTGACACAACAAGGTAAAGATGTTACTTATCCAGTGATGAACTCATACGGTAAGCCAATAGGTGAGAATAACTGGGATACTATGCCTTGTGTCATGATACGAAAAGTAGCTCTAGTGTCAGCTTACCGTGAGGCGTTTCCTGCCGAGCTTGGAGCAAGCTATGAGGCTGACGAAATTCAGCTGGATAACACACCTAAAGACGTCACTCCTCAAGAAAGCCGTGAGGATGTCGTAGCACGCAAGATGGCTCAGATTGAGCAATTCAACAAAGAGCAAGAGGCAAATCATGCAGATCCTGAACCTGCTAAAACTGAGGAGCCAATCCAGGGCGAGTTGCTAGACGGTGAACTTGAATATTAGGAGGACAACATGCAAGAATTACAGGTTATTGATGATAAGAAAATCAATAAAATCTATGAGATGATCACAACGGATGAACTTACTAGAGAGTCTTTTGAAAAAGACCTCATAGAGGCTACTGAGAAGTACAAGGACTATATTCCTACAGCTGGAACTCTCAAAGACGACAAGGCAAAGCGGGCTGAATTTAACAAGTTAATTGAGTCTAAAAATCGTATCCGCATTGACACTAAAAACTTACTATCAGAGACAGCTAACACATGGGATAGTTATGCTAAGTCAATTATTGACCCATTTGCAACCGTAGTTAGTGAATTTGACAAAGGTATCAAGGAAATCGAAGAACATCAAAGACAACTAAAAATAGATACGGTTAAGAGTTACCTAGCCAACAAATCGGCTGAGTACATGCTGGACCCTCGTCTCTTTGATGAAAAGGCCCTTGAGTATGTCAAGGCTGGCGATTTCATGGCAGACGGCGTGACGCTTAAAAAAGCCACTATGAAGTCACTTGATGACATGGTCACATTTGAGTTTCAGAAACAACAAGAATTTGAAAAAGCCAAGTCAGCTATTTCAGGGTTATGTGCTGAGTACGGCATGACTGACTCACCTTACATTAGACAGCTGAAAGACTTGACTCTTGCTGAAGCCTTTGAACAAATCAAAGCTGATTATGAGTTTGAAAAACAAAAGGAAGAAATCAGACAGGCTCAAGAACGAGCAGAGCGAGAAAGTCAGGAACTTTTAGCAGCCCAACAAACCAAACAGCAAGAACGGGCTCCAAAATCAACGGGAACCCCAAATTTTGACCCAGAGGCAGGCGAAATCTTGGACGGTGAGCAAATCCCTCAAAATGAGCAGAACTCTCTTAGAGGGGCTGAAAATGACCTAAAACGATATACCCAAAAAATGACTTTAGAGGTGTATTTTGTAGACACAGCCGAAAAAGACCGTTTCAAGGCTGGTCTAAGTCAACTCGGATTTGATTTTAAAAAGAACTATCAAGTCAGCGGTTATCAACGTATTGAGCCATTGACTCAGGCTGAACTCAATGAGCAATGGGGAGGTAACCATGGACATCAGAAAAATATCTGACAGCGTAGCCATCTACTCGGACGGCAAGAAATTGCATGTTATCCACAACCTAGGGGATGAGTTTATCCTAGATTTTAAGGTGGGAGAGGATAGCGTCTGGAACCTCAATGGCCAAGTCGTAGAAATTATTGACATGATTGAGCCTGTCTTTAAAGTTTTCAGCTTTTGCTCAAAATCTGGAGAGGGTATGCAACGCTTAAAACATGCTATCGTCCACTTTGAAATATTTGAGCAGTACATCAGAGATAATCAGGAAGACCTGATGATCTGGTGGCACAATCCAGGAGGGGAATATGATTAAAACCGTATTTTTTTCATGTGATTATCCACATCATGAGGCGATTGACGACCAAATAAATAGCTGGCTTGCCGAAAATCCAGGCATTAAGTTGATTGACATCAAATTTCAATCAAATGTGTCTGCTGTCGCTGACAGTGGAGTCAGTGCTGAATATTGGCATACATCCGCATTGATTATTTACAAAGTTCCCTCAGAGAACAATATAAGCAGTATTAATTCAAATGGTTTAGGTTTCATAATCAGCTGTGAGAAATGTGGTAGCTTATCAATAATCAAGGGAAAAGATGTAGGTCAAAATGTATGTTATGAATGCAAAGGAGAGAAATAATGAATGATTTTATCAAAGAGATTGGGATGGCTATCCTATGGATGTTTTTAGGGTATCTCTTGGGAGAGCGTAGCACTAGAGGGGGACAAATCAGATGATCAATAACGTCACACTGGTTGGGAGGCTTGTAGCGCCTCCTGATCTACGAAAAACGCCTAACAATGTATCTAGCTTGCAGGGCACGCTTGCAGTCAATCGCAATTTCAAAAACGAAAATGGAGAGCGTGAGGCTGATTTTATCAATTTTAAAGCTTGGAGAGGTACAGCTGACATCATTGCTCAGTATTGCAGCAAGGGCTCACTTATTGGGATCATTGGGCGCTTACAAGTTAGGTCTTACGAGAAAGACGGTCAGCGTCGATATGTGACTGAAGTAATCGCTGAGAGTGTAGCTCTGCTAGAGAGTCGCAACAGTCAGCACGGACAAGGCAACAGTTTCCAAAATGGGAATAGCTCACCTTTTACCGATCCTAACCCCTTTGACCTCCCAAATGACGGTTTGCCGTTTTAGGAGGGACAGTTAGTGGAAATAGATAAGATTATAAAAAAAGATGTCTTGGAATTTATGGAAACAATTCCTGATAATAAAATTGATTTAATCGTAACAGACCCGCCTTATTTGATAAATTATAAAACAAATTGGCGGAAAGAAAAGCATAAATTTTCAAATGTTATCAAAAATGATAACAATCCTGAATTGATAAAAGAGTATATAAAAGAGTGTTATCGAATTTTAAAAGATGATACGGCTATTTATATATTCTGTTCATTTGACAAGGTTGATTTTTTTAAAAAAGAAATTGAAAAGTATTTTTCAGTAAAAAATATTATTATATGGCGAAAAAATAATCATACCGCTGGCGATTTAGAGGCGCAGTTTGGAAAACAGTACGAGATGATTATATTGGCAAACAAAGGACGGAAGAAATTCAACGGTGAGCGACTGACAGATGTTTGGGATTTCAAGAGAGTAAGTTCAGATAAACTACTCCATCAAAATCAAAAACCTATTGAATTGATAAAACGATGTATTGTTAAACATTCTGATGTTGGGGATACTGTTTTTGATGGTTTCATGGGAAGCGGTACGACAGCATTAGCAGCGTTAGAAACGGATAGGCATTTTATAGGAACTGAAATAGATGAATATTATTTTGGTATAGCAGAGGAGCGGATAAAAAACCACAACGCTCAATTAAGTTTATTTGATGAGGTATGAGATGGAGTGGACGGATTGGGTGGATTGGAAACCTGAAACCAAAACGGACATTAAAACCAAAATTGAAAATGACGGGTACACTTTTCCACACTATGACAAGAAAAACAACGGCGTCAAGTACGTCATCTCTACACTGGACATCAAACGAGACTGTCTAAGACTTGGAGTACCGTTTGAAGATGTGTACCCTTTGCAAACGACACTTTTTTAACAGGAGAAAGAACATGGCAAGTAAAATCAATGCGACAGAACGTATTGCTATCATCATTGATAAACAAAAAATAGAGGTCGTTACGACTCTAAACTATGATATGAGCATTAGCTTTGATAACAAAGACACGGCTCCTACACTAGATGACAATGGTGACCTTTTTGAACCGGTCTACAAGTGCAAAGTTAAGGCAATTCCCAAAAATGATGTATTTTTCACCTCATTAACACGAGTCAAGAGCAACATCAAGACGCTACAAGAGGTTAAAAAATTCTTTGAGTTCGTAAACGAAAACAGAGAAAATCTCTTTGAGATGGCAGGATTTAAGGGGGCTCTTGAATGAAATTGACCCTGAACATTGAGCCTAAACCTCAATCACGGCCAAGGTTTGCAAGACGTGGGAGTTTTACCACAACTTACGAAGACAAGGATATGAAAACATGGCGCAATCATTGCCAGCTGCTCATTGCTAATCAGTACATGGGTCAGCCTATCCTTGAGGGAGCTTTGAGGACACGGCTTAGATTTTATATCAAACCTCCTCAGTACATTTCTAAAGTCAAGAAGAACCAACAGGCCCTCCTGGATGAAATTATACCAGTAGGCAAAAAGCCTGACATAGATAACTACGAAAAAGCGCTATATGACAGCATGTCAGGGATCGTCTTCCAGGACGACGGTCAGATAGCGCTACATGATGTAGGCAAGTTCTACAGTCT